AAGTTTAACGCTCGCAACAGAGCAAAGTGTTTTATGTCGCTTTCTACGCAGCGAGATTGTGACAGATAGCGACGGCATCACGCGGCATGGCGTGATGCGTTTCAGTTTATTAATTAACGAGGTGTCTTAAATGGCAAAGTTTAGCGGTCAAGATTTTCGTATCAAAATTCGCGTCTCTACAAGTCCTGATGTTTATACCGCGATTGCAGGTTTTCGCAGCGATGGCATGACATTGAACAACGAAGCCATTGATGTGACCGACAAAGACGGTACGTTGTGGAAAACATTACTTGAGGGCGCAGGCGTTCAAAGCATTAGCTTGAAAGGCTCAGGCATTGTTAGCGATGCGGCAGTATTCAAAACGACTTTGATGGCGGCGGCAGTTGGTAAAACATTCCTTCACTTAAAACTTGAGTCGGGTTTAGGTGACACGTTTATCGGTGACTTCTTGGTGACATCTTTAGAGCGTGGCGGCGAATACAACAAAGAAGAAACTTTCAGTTGTACGTTCGATAGTGCCGCAGCAGTCACTTACACAGCAGCAGCTTAATAAGAGGTTGTTATGTCGAATCGTGGCATTACTGACATCATCCTGAATGGTGAGGCCTTCGAGCTTCACCCAACATTCAGCAACTTAGACAAACTCGAAACGGTCTTAAATAAGGGCGCGATTGGCTTTCTACGTCAAGACTTGTCAAGCGGCGCGTTTAAGACTGGCGATGTTGTTTCTATCATCCAAGTGTGTGCTGTCCCTGCCAATAGTCGCAAATTCCCGTCATGGTGGACTCGTGATGGCGTAGGCGAGGCGGTTATTAGTGCAGGTTTAGTTGGCATTACGACCAGTGTCACGCACTTTTTAGCCAAAGCACTCACCGCAGGTACAGAAACGGACATCAAAACCGTTGGCAGTGAGTCGGATGAAAAAAAGTAGAGCAAGGCCGCGTTTGGATGAAATTGTGGTCAAGCGCGGTCACTTACTTAAATGTCCAGCCCTCCGAAGCATGGAATCTCACGCCGTTTGAGTTTTGGGCATTGTGGGATACGCACTTAGAGAAGATGGAAATAAGCACAGGAAAGGCTTATACGCGCCCAATGACAATGGACGAATTTAACGAATTAAGCGAATTTTTGGACGAATTACATGGCGACAACTGATGACTTGATTATTGCGATACGCGCCGATGTAACCCAGTTAAATTCGCAATTAAATACTATCAATAATCAGTTGCGCGATACACAAAGGAATGGCAAAAACGCAGGTGACGCACTAAAAGACATGGCGAAAGGGCTATTTGCTTTGTTTGGCGCGTTAGCAGGACTTGAGAAGTTAATCGAGGTTAACCGTCAGTTTGGCATATTAAAAGCTGGTCTTGAAACAGCAACAGGCTCGGCTCAAGGTGCAAATGATGCGTTTATCGCACTCCAAGATTTTGCTAAAACCACGCCTTACGATTTGGCTCAGGCAACATCGGCATTTACTCAATTAGTCAACTTGGGTTTAACGCCTTCTGAACGCGCCTTGAAGTCATACGGTGACACTAGCGCGGCATTAGGTAAAGACCTAAGCCAAATGGTTGAGGCGGTGGCTGATGCGGCTACTGGCGAGTTTGAGCGGTTAAAAGAGTTTGGTATTAAGTCCAAGAACCAAGGCGACACCATTGCCTTTACATTCAAAGGCACGACAGAAACCGTTAAGAATAACGCGGCAGCGATTGAAGAATATCTCATTGGCTTAGGCGAAGTTAATTTTGACGGCGCGATGAAAAAGCGCATGGAGTCGTTAGATGGTGCGATTGCTAACTTGGGTGATTCTTGGGACGCTTTCTTTTATCAACTCGGTCAAGCAGGTGCGACAGATGCTCTAAAAGACTCGTTTAATGCTGTTGGTGACGCGTTAAATGAAGTTAATGCAATGCTCTCAAGTGGTGAGATGCAGGGCTATATCGAGGCTATTGGCATCTCATTTAGTGGCTGGACTGATAGCGTTCAATCAGCTACGGAAGCCATGACGCAAATCATGGAGCAATGGAGTGGCGACAATCAGGACGCGATCGGAGAACTAACAGAGTTCTTCAAAAATGCTTTCTTAGAGTTACCGCAAAACATCAAGGCATTTGTTCAGCTTGCTTCTGTTGAATTTGCCGCACTGGTTGTTGATGTTGAGATTTACGGTCGCAAGATTGCCAACTTTCTCAACCCAATGTCGCCAACGTACAACCTACAGCAGAATTTAGATGCGAGTGTTAAGATTTATCAGGAGTCAATTGAAGCGATATTGGCAGAGCGCGACAAAGTTACAAAACAGGCCAGTGAACGTAAAGACAAAGCTCAAAATGACCGCGCATTAGATAATTTATTAGGTGATTGGAATAAGGAATACAACACTGGCGACCGTTTAGAAGGTTTTGGTGGAAAGAAAAAAGACACGAAAGAAGGCGAGTCGGACAAGGACAAAAAAGCCAAAGAAAAAGCCGCTAAACAATTCGAGCAATTAAAAGAACAGGCTCAAAAAGAGCTTAATGTCATCCTCGAAAAGAACATGAGTGAGCAGGAGCTTGAGCAAAAACGCTATAACGAAGCCGTCTCATCACTAGACAAACACCTCAAAGACAAGGCCATCACGACAAGCCAGTATTTATCAGGAATCATTGCGCTTAACGAACAAGCAGATAAAAAAACCACCGAATTGATGATTGCGCAGCACGAAACAGAAAAGGCAATCAACGACAAAAATGCTGAGGAAGATTTTGCACAGCACGCGGCACGTTTAGAGCAGTTGGGAATCTTGATGGATGGTGTGCGTCAAGGCGGCATGACTGAATTAGAGATCATGGACGCTCAACATATCGAAAAAATGCAGAAATTAACGGATATTGCGGCAGCAGAAAAAGACCTGCAAGACGTTATTAACGGGATAAAGATAGAAGCCGAATCGCAATACCAAGCCAAACGACTCGACCTAATTCTAGGCACTGGCAACAAAATACAAACCATGCAACGCGCTTTTGAAAAAGGAAACTTACAGGGCGCGCTTTCATTTTTCGCGGCTGATTTTGGCGGCATGAGTCAGCACTCACGCAAGATGTTTGAACTGACAAAGGCGGCACGATTGGCAGAGGCGGCAATGCTTGTGCCTTCTTCCGTCTTAAAGGCTTATGAGTTTGGTGCTGGAATCGGAGGGCCAATTGTCGGTGCGGCATTTGGTGCAGCAGCATTAGCCACACAACTCGGAAACCTTCGAGCAATTCAATCAGCAAGTTTTGGCGGTGGTGGTTCAAGTGGTTCAAGTGGCGGCTCAGGCAGTGCGCCATCAATACCATCATCACAAGGCCAACAAGAACAAGCACCACTCCAACAGCGTTTCGTGAATATCGGCCTTTCAGGTAGCGACAACACTATGTACACTAAAGACTCGGTGCGAGAACTTATTAAGCGACTCAATGAAGAAGTCAAAGACGGCGCAGTCTTGAGGGTTAATTGATGAGCTTTGATAATGCGTTTATTGGCTACAACAACTATTTTACGGCGGCAGGCTCAACATTAAGCGCGTCAGGTGTCGATACTGGCTTCAACATCAACTCGTTGAAAAACTGGCAAGCTTTCGATTATGTGAAATTTGCGAGCGGCACGAACTATGTACAAGTTGATTGCGGCAGTGCGGTTAATATCGACTATGTAGCCATTTGCGCCCACGAATTGTTTACTAAAAACTGTACCGCGATAACATTCAAAGGCTCAAGTGATGTGGCTTTTGGCACAAGTACCACACTCGCAACATTGACCCGTGATAGTGCTGGTACTCCACCTGTATACAGTGGCAGTTATAAACTAAATACATCGACAGCATTGGCAAGTAAGGTTGTCAATGATGACCCGCATATCTGTTTCAAACTTGATACAGCTAACTTTCGCTATTATCGACTTACGTTTACTTGCGCCAGTGCCGTAAAAATTGGCGTAATGGCTATTGGCTTAAAAATGGAGTTTGAGCGAGGTTTTTACGGTGGTTTTATGCCGCAAACGTGGAACGAGGAAATAACCACGACTGTCAATAAAAGCATTGGCGGCATTTATCTCGGCACATCAATCGAGCGTAGCGGCACAAAAACAGAAACAATCAATTTGGAAGATTTAACTCATTCATGGATTGAAAGTACATGGCTACCGTTTCGCCGTCATGCAGTTTTATACCCGTTTATTTTCTCATGGGGCAACACGCCACTATCTAACAATTCGTTAGCTGTTCAAAAATCATTCACGGCTGGAAAAGTTAAAAACCGCAGTTATGGCAGCGTTGGACTGACGTTCGAGGGGACGATTAAATGACGGCAAATAGACAGCCATTTTCGTATGTCGAGTTAGACCTAGACTATTGCGCCAATGTGTTCGGCTCGTCACCATGTACCGCTACAGGCACAGGCGATGCAAAGTGTTTTAATACTTTTATCTCGTGCCAAGACACGCCAAACTTTAACAGCACGGTCA